GGTGCCTTGCAACGCCTTGATGAGGCGATCGGCCAAAACGTCGTGTCGCTTCGCGCGTTCTTCGGCGGCTAATGCTTCAACGACTTCCTTGAGGCGACCCTTATCGCCGCTGACGGCAGCGCGGACTAGGTTGATCAAGAGATCTGCGCGCGCCATGAATTCCTTCCGTATGCGACATTCTCCGAGTGACCTTCGTCAATCGACAGACGCCGCGCAAAACAATATCTCTGGTTCTTGCAAGGAAATGCAAGCTCCAGTCGCGGGCTTTTCCGCCTCCGCGTGCCAGTGGTGGCGTAGTATCCTGACCACTCGAAAGCGCAAGGTTTTCGACACATAAAGCGTGCGGGCGAGGCGCGGGAATGATCGAGCGTCAGGGCGACATACTTTAGATTTGACTACAATGCCGCCCAATTTCCTGCCCACTAGTGGGCGAGAGCGGCTTGGTTCTGATCGCCATCATTGGCCGCCGTCGGCGTGTGACTGCTTCGGCGAAACGCTGGTCTAAAGGGTATCGCCAGGCGAGGGTTCGGCTTGCCGCTTTCCGAAATCATGTGTGTGATCTCGGTCTGAGCCGCCCAAGCGGCCGAGCATTCTGGATCCGAGCACTGATAGTAGCCCGTCGCGACGGCGGGTGTGAGCTGGCGCAGCATTCGGCGGCGGCCGGTGGCCCCGCAATGCGGGCAAGGGTTGTGGACGCGGGTCGTGCTCATTTTCGTAAATCCCCGACTTTGACCCCGGTTTGTTCTCTCACAACCGAAGCGGTTAGGCTATCGCCGTTCATGAAAAAAGTGAGCCGAATGCTCATGCGCTCTCCAGCGTCAGGCTGGTGACCAGGCCGGTGTCGGACAGGGTGTGGCGCACCTCCTCGATCAACCAAGTCGCGGCGTCGATCGCGGGCTTGAAGCCGGTCAGGCGCCCCTTGCGTTCCGGGTAGAGATCGGGCGCGGGGTCGGCCAGGGTGATGGAGAAGGTCGCCTTCTTACGGGCGCGGCGGTCGTGGGAGGCCCGCGCCGCGCGTTCGGCCGCCGCCTCGGTGGGATAGATGCGAGGCAGGGTGCGCGCGCCGCGTGATCGGCCGACCAGGACGGATTTGGTGACCCCGCCAGCAAGATCACGCCAACGCGCCCTGACGCCCGCCGGTTCGCCCTGGGCGGCCGTGCTGGAACTTCCGGCGCCGCCCGCGTCGCGTTCAGCCGCGCGCCAGGAGAACTGATCGCCAGAATCGCGACCAAGGGTGAAGTCGGGCAGAGGTTCGCCGGATGCGGTGCGGCCCCGGCCGATGCGCGTGAAGAGCAGGCGACCGGCCTTGATGGTGGCGACCGCGTCGTGTTCGCGTCCGAGGCGGCGCAGCAACGCCAGGTCGCTTTCACGGCTCTGGGCGACCAAGGGCAGGCGGATGACCGCCAGTTCGGGATCCATGCGGGGCTGAAGGCCTGGAGGCCCGGCGATTGCGTTGATGACGGCGCCGATGGTTGTGTCGGTCCAGCTGCGGTCACGGCGGGTCGAAAGATCGGCGGTGAAGTCGACCGCCCGGGCGCGGATGGTCAGGGCGTCCGGCGGGCCGCTCCATTCGAATTCGTCCACCGTGAAGCGCCCCTTTTCGACCAGGTCGTCACCCAGGCCTAAAGCGAGGCTGATCGCAGCCTGGGGGCGGGGGAAGGCGAGGGCGCCGTCCGTATCGGACAGGACGATCTCCAGCTGGTCGGCCTCGTCGCCACGCTTTTCTGTGAGGGTCAGACTGTTCAAGCGGGGGCGAACGGCGTCGCTGATGTTCACGCCGTCGACGGTCAGGCGAAAGGCGGGCTTCACAGACTGTCCTCCGCGACCGGATCATCGACCTGTTTAAGGGCCAGCGTGAAGTCGGATCGCCTGGGCGCCCCGTCCTCGAAAAACACGCTCTGGCTCTCGTCCAGGCTTTCGATGACCCAGGAGCCCAGAACCTCGCCCGCCCCGGTCACCAGGCTCCAGGGACCGCCGTCGTCGCCCATGCGGCGCAGATCCGCCAGGGTGGAGCGCTGTCCGGCGGCGTCGGGGACCAAGACGCCTGACAGGCTGATCTTTTCAGCCTCCGGCCCAAGGAACTGGACGGCGGGCGGCGCCCCTACACGCGAAAGCTCGGGATGGCGCCAGGCGCTTTTGCGCTGCAGTTCCTGGTAGGCCAGGGTCGGCAGTGAAAAGACGAACATGCCGAGGGCCATCATCATTCGGGGTCATCCCGGAAGCTGGAACGGGCGCGGGCGCCCTGGATCTGCTGGATGCGTTTGATCACGGCGTCGGCCAGGGCGTTCACGTCCTGACCGGCGGCGCCATAGATGTTGATCTCATAGGTGTCGCCGCCGCTGGAGACAGCTGCAGGCGGAGCACCCGGCGAAGCGGCGGCGGGAGTGATCCCCGTGACGAGCGCCCCAGCCATGGCCGCGCCCGCCGCGCCAATGGCGTCGAGCGGCATGTTGCGCGCCCGATCGAGACCCAGGGCCAGACCCTCCATGACATGGCCGCCGTAGCTGGCGAACACGCGCGACGGCGAATGGATGCCCAGCTTCTCGCGGAACCACTGTGCGGCCGAGCTGGCGGCGTTGGTGATGGTCGAGCGCAGATCCGCCAGCTTGCCGATGACGCCGCGGATCAGGCCCAGGATCAGCTGGGCGCCGATCTGTCTGAACCGTTCCGGGAGGCTGGCCAGCATGGGCCAGAGCGCGCTGAAAGCGCGCACGAACAGTCCCATGGGGGAGAAGTTCATGATGGCGTTCTTCAGGAAGTCGATGGCCCCGACGCCGAGTGTCTTGATCCGGTTCCAGACGCCCAGAAGCCAGGCGCTGACCGTGCCCCAGTTCTTGTAGATCAGCCATGCAGCGGCGGCCAAGGCGATCACGGCGATGACGATCCAGGTGATCGGGTTGGCCAGCAGGGCTGCGGTGAAGGCCCAGGCGGCGGATGCAGCGGCGACGATGCCAGCGCCCAGCGTTCCGAGCAGAGGCAAGGCGCCCGCCCAGGCGAACTGGAGAAGCGCGAAAGGGGCGAGGATTCCTGCAACCGCCAGGGCGATCCCGCCGAACACAGTCAGAAGGGTCGCCAGAACGCCGACCAGGACAACCACCACCTTGGTCGCGACAGGGTGGGCCTTGGCGAAGTCGCGAACGGATTTCGCCGCAGCGACGACAGTGTCTCCAGCCGCCTTGATCTGAGGCAGGAAGTTGTCGGCGATCTCGATGGCCGTCGCCCCGATCGCCTTTCTGGCCTGGCCCAAAGATGTCTTCGCCCCGCTCTGGCGGTTCTCGAATTCCTTTTGCATCGACCCGGCGTAGAGGGATGCGTCGCCAACGGCGTTCAGATTGGTCTTCAGAATGTCGAGCTGGGACATCATCGGGGCGATGGCCGCCACCGATTCAGAACCGAACAGCTGGGTCATGACCGAGGCCTGGCGATCCTTCGACAGCTTGGAGATCCGCGTCATGACGTCGAGGATGGTTCCGCCGGCATCGAACTGCATGGCCTTCGAAACCTTGCCCGCCTCGAGCCCCAGCGCGGCGTAGGCCTTCTGTTGCGACTTGGTGGCGACCTCGCCCTTTGTCAGGGCCAACATCGTGTTCTTGATGCCCGTGGCGGCGATTTCCTGTTCGACGCCCATGCCCACAATGGTCGAGCCCAGGGCCGCGACCTGCGCCGCCGCCAGACCGGCGACGCCGCCAAGCGGGCCGATGCGGGTGACGACGTCGGAGATCTTCAGCGCGGTGGCGTTGCCGTTGTCGCCCAAGTAGTTGATCTGGTCCGCCAAGGCCTTCACCTGCGGCTGGGTCATGCCGAAGGCCGTGCGCCAGGTGGCCATTTTCTGACCGGCATCGTCGGCCGTCGTGTCGAAGGCGACGCCCATCTTGCTCGCGTCTTCAGCAAAGCCGATCAGTTCGCTGCGCGCGATCTTGGCCTGTCCAGCGGCGGCGATGATGGCGGACATGCCTTCCGGCAGCTGGTTCAGCTCGATGGCGAGGTCCAGCACGTCGCTCTTCATCTGGGCGAACTGTTGCGGCGTGTCGAAATCGACGACCTTGCGCACGTCCAGCATGGCGTCTTCAAATTCGACGGCGGCCTCACCGCCCTTGTAGAGGGGGGCTCCCAAGGCGATGCCGCCCGCCATGGCCGTACCGCCGCCCGATGCGGCCGCACCGGCGAAGGCCTGTGTCCTGGAGGCCGAAGCCCGCGCCTGATTGACCCGGCGCTGGCGCGACGCCAGTTCGGCCAGCTTGCGCTTCTGGTCATCGATCTCTGTGTTGGCCTGGGACATCTCGAGGGCCAGGCGCTTTTCGTGCCGGGCGAGGTCAGAAGTGGCGACGCCAGCCGTCTTGAGCCGCGTCTCTGTCTCGCGCAGGCCCTGACGATGTTCATTCTGTTCCCGCTCAAGGCGGGCAATGGCCGCCCGCGCATTGGTGTAGTTGCGCGTGAGGGTCTTTGTAGGTCGTTCCGCCGAGGCATAGGCGGTGCGAAGCTGATCGACGGTGCGACGCTGTTCCGCCAGTTTCATCTGCAGCGAGACGACCGACTGCTCATGCCCGCGATAGGCGGCGATGTCCTTCTGGGTGTTTTTCAACACCTTCAGGCGGTCGCGCGTGGCCTTCAGCGCGCGTCCGGTGGCGCCGGACTGGCTTTCGATGGACTTGAGCGGGGCGGTGACCTTGTCGAGCGCCTCCATGATGAGGCGAAGGCGCAGGTTCTTATCCATGATCTATTTCCCCGCCTTGGCCTTCAGCACGTCGTTGGCGCGGTCGTGCCAGCGCCAGATTTCCTCGATCTCCATGTCGTCCATGGCTTGCGGCGGCCAATGAAAGGCCACTGCAATGGTCAGCCAGAGATCGTCTATTCGAGCAGGCCAGCCTCGACCTTCTGGGCCTTGGTCAGAAAAAACGAGGCGATCTCGGAGCCCAGGGTCATCAGGTCGGCGGGCTCGAGCGCGGCGACGTCCGCCTCGGTCATGATGGGATTGCTGATGCGCGGCGCCAGTTTGACCAGGGTGTTGTAGTCCTGGCGGACGACATCGATCGTGGACAGGCCGCGCAGGGCGCCCCCCATGGGACGGCTGAGCAGAACCTTGGTGACCGACTGGTCGCCGCGCTTGAAGCCGGTTTCGAACTCGGCGGTATGGGTCTCGGGCATTTGAGGCTCCTGTCGGGGCCATGCCGCAGCATTGCCCCGTGGTTATTGAGGGGGGAAGGGAGCGATCAGGCCCCGATCGCGGCGCGCTGGGCGGCAAGGCGGTCCACCCCGCCGACGCGTTCGATCATGTTGAGGACGTCGATGTAGATGACCTCGATGCCGTTCCAGTATTCGGCATAGAAGGTCAGGCTGGTCTTGACCGTCATTTCGGTGTCTTCGCCGGGTTTGCTTTCGCCGCGGCCGATTTCGTTGTGGCGACCGCGAACCACGACCTCGACGGCCTCCACCAGGCCGGTGTCGTCGCGTTGGGTTGCGCCCGCGAAGCGAAGCATGGCGCCGCCGATCGAGGCGTCACCAAACTTGAGCAGGACTTCGCGAAGCCAGCCGCCGCCGCCCCATTCGAGGGCCAGTTTCTCCATGCCCATGTCCACGTCGACTGGGGCGTTCATGCCGCCGCCGCGATATTCCTCGGTCTTGCGGGTCAGGGTAGGCAAGGTGACGGTGGCGACCTGACCCAGGAAGGACGCGCCATCCTGGAACAGGTTCATGTTCTTGAGCTTGCGGGGGAGGGTGGCCATGGGTCGTTCTCTCTGGGCCTATCGCGGCGTGACGATTTCGGCTTGGGGCGATGGGAGGGGTGTGGGCGTGTGGCCTATGATCAGGCCGCGCCGTTCACCTGGTCGGCGAAGTCGGCGAGGTATCGGTCGGTGATGCGCTGCTGCAGGCCAAGGCGCTCAAGCGGCGGAACTGGCGTGAAGTCGTAGTCGATGTGCAGCTGGCCCGCCGCGACGCTGTCCTGCGTGTTCAGCGCCGGATCCAGCCAGGCCTTGCCGTCGATGATGCGGCCCTGGGCCTTCATCTGGCGGAAGGCGTTGTTGATCGTCTCCAGGATGTCGCGCGCCAGGGAGGGATGCAGCGGCTTGTCCACGGCCCAGAGAAGGCCCTCCGCGATGGTGTCCCGCAACACCTGGGCGGTGCGAACGGCGGTTTCGAAGGCGAACAAGGGATCTTCGCTGCAGGTGCGGTTGCCCCAGAAGCGGTAGCCGTTGCGGTTGACGATGGTGGTGATCGAGGCGCCGTTCAGGACACCCGCGTCGGAGGAGGCGTCCTGCAGGTCAAAGAAGATGGGCTCGGACAGGCCGGTCACGCCGTTGATGGCGACATTCGACAGGGATTTGTGCCAACCCTGTTCTTCGTCCAGGCGGGCCCGCAGGCCCAGGGCGCGGGCCACGGCGTCGCCGGTCGAGACGTCCGGCCAGATCAACATCAGTTCGCGGGCCGCAAACTGTTCGCGGTAGGTGACGGCCTCGGCGATGGTGGCGGCGGTGTCGCAGCCCGCATAGGCGAAGGCGCGCAGCTTCTGGGCCACGGTGACCAGGGCGGCGGTGACGGTCTGGGATCCGAAGCCGGGGACGCCCAGAATGCGGGGGCGTACGCCCAGGGTGGTTTCCGCCCCCAGCAGGGCATAGACGCCGGTCTTGGCGGCGGCGGAGCCGATGATGTTGGCCAGGGTGTCGGCGGCGGCGGTGTCACCTTCACCTTCCGCCACGCGGACGATGACAACGACCGGCGTGGCCTGGTCGTAGATGGCCGTCAGGGCATCCGCCAGGGTGCCGGTCGCGCCGATATCGACCAGGGCCTTGTTGATGTCGGAGACCAGCACGGGCTGGT